AATTCAATAATATTATAAATAAAAAACTTAGTAGAATTATCCAAGTTTTTAATATTTATATTTTTAATTTTATCTATTATACAATTATATTTAGCGATAGCCAAGATTTTATATAATTGTTCCAGTAAAATATCCAGAATATATTTATAGATATCGGTATTATATACAATACTAACCACGTAATCTGCGATATTATTTAGCAATATTAGCAGTTCTTCGCGTTTATATTTAATCCATATCTTATTAATATTATTTATCCCACGCTTCCATTTGGTATATTCGCAATACATATCGTATTCGTCGTTCAATACCAGAAGATTGTTTTCGTATATATATTTCGGCGGATCCCATTCCTTATTGTTTATGTAATTATTCCAGAGTTTATCAATCATCGCACATACATATTCCTTGTCAAATAGAGCGAGTATATTGCTATACAGTTCGTCTCCGCTCGTTTTAATATAATTCCATATAATCATAAAAATATCGTCCTTGATATCATTATTATCATTTACAGCGATAATTTCCTTAATTTTCTCGTAGATACTGTCCCTGTTTTTAATACTTAGTTTATTTAAATTACCTATCAAACACCTTTTCAGCTCGGATTTCTTTGTAAAGTCGGGTATTATGATGTGAAATCTTGATTTAACCTTAGGTTTATTATACTTCTCTTTATTATTATATATTTTTTTTGCCCATATCATTTTAGGGTCATAATAAGAGTTGAAACACGAATATGTATTTTTAATATCTAAGGCTTTATCCAAAATATTGCGTGGTACATCTACTGAATTATAGATATCTCTAAATTGTTCTATACTAATCTTGATGATTTGTTCGTCCATTATAATTAGTTATAATGAATAATCTTATATATTGATTACATAACATAATTATAATATTCGATATATCACAGTATCTAATAAAAATAAATTATCACATCAAAATATATAATTATAATATTATAAGTTCACTTGCGCGTTTTTTTATTATCTAGATTTTTCCCTCTTCGTTTACGTAAACCATATGTATTTGACGCAGACGAGGATGTTCTTGTTGCGGGCGATAATGCTCTTGACGCAGACAAGAATGCTGTTGTCGCAGACGAGAATGCTGTTGTCGCAGACGAGGATGCTCTTGACGCAGACGAGGATGCTTTCTTAACACTTTCCAGCTCATTTTTCATTACTGTAATACTCATACGAATGGCGGCAGCTTCATTCTTCATATTTTTAATATCAGTGTACAATTTGGATAGATCATTTTTTATTGGTTCCGGTACATCGTACGATCCTGGCCTACTACTCCTGGCGGGGTATAATTCAAGTTATAAACACGACTTTCCCATTAATTTTGCTTTTCTTTAATACGCTTCTCAATGTCTTTAACTTTCTTATCCATCTCTTCAATATCAGAGCGCAATTCTTCTTGACTTCCACGATTCATATTCTAATATATTATAAGAATTTTTTAGTTATTTTTTGAAATGGATAATATACATAAGGCAAAAACAATAATAGTTAATAAAGTATTAATGACACATGAGATAATTAATAGATTAGAGGAGCTATATTCAAACTATCTTGTATATAGAACTATAATTATTTGCGATGAACTCGTCTCCTTCCAGGGCCACTTGCAGGGCCCGTACTTCTATGTATAGGGCCAATTATATCGCCATTACTGTTCGCTCTGAAACTTGAACCAGTACGTCCCCATAAATGAGGCGGGGGGGGTGGTTCCGCAGGTTTGAATGCTCTTGCTCGTGGTGGCGAGTAATAATCTAAAAAATTTTTGTTTGAACCATCGACGGCGAGTCTTTGAACTTCTCTTTTTGACTCAGGGCTGAGTGCTGAATAAGTCAAATTAAACCATTCTTTTTCTTCTGAATTCCTAAACTTATTAGACCACCATAGTTGTGCTAACTTTTTTATTATTTTTAAATCAGCCCTACTATATTTTGTTCTTGCTGTTCTTTCTGTTACAGCAGACGAGGATGATCCTGACGCAGACGAGGATGATCCTGACGCAGACGAGGATGATCCTGACGCAGACGAGGATTTTGCCGAGGATTCTCTTTTTGCAGCGGGCGAGGATTCTCTTTTTGCAGCGGGCGGGGATGCTCTTCTTGCAGCGGGCGGGGATGCTCTTCTTGCAGCGTAATAAGCATTTTTAACGGCACTTATTGATAAGTTGAGAGCATTCATATCAAATGTATCTTTAGGCTTATTTACACTGTTAAGTTGTAAGGGGTATGAAATATCATATGTATCATTTGATATTCGACTCATATTCTAATATATAACAAGATTTTTTAGTTATTTTTTGAAATGGATAATATACATAAGGCAAAAACAATAATAGTTAATAAAGTATTAATGACGCGCGAGATAATTAATAGATTAGAGGAGCTATATTCAAACTATCTTGTATATAGAACTATAATTGTGTGCGATGATAATAGTCTTGACAAGTATGTCAATATACTTAGAGAGAATAATTATGATTGCTATGTGTTAAAAGATTATGACGCTGCGATAAATTATGATTCTCTGGATGTAAGGATATTTTTAATAGAGAAGGGGTATTTTATCAAGTTTATCAAGGGGTATATTGATAATAAGATTAGCGCAAATGCGGATACGGATACAGAGACAGATATGCATAGATATGGGGCGTATTTTTATAATTCAATTATAATACAATTTGATAATGATAATGATAATGACTATGATATCATAGGAGAAACAGAGAGAATAAAGAGAGAATACAAGGAAATATCTAATAATTATGATATTATTATCTAATAATAATTTAGAAGATTATACAAGTAGGATATTAATATGGCTGCAAAAAAGAGTTTTTTCGGAAGCGATATATTTATTATGATTTCAATAATATTATTTTTATTATTGGCTATTGCCGTTTTATTCGCATATAATAAAAATAAAATAATGGAGACTTTTATGGGCGAATCGGCTGATAAAAAATACAGGATGGAGTATTATTATATGGACGGCTGCGGACACTGTGAGGATTTCAGTAAATCTGGAGTATGGGACAAGCTTAATGGTGAATATGGGAATAAATTAGACTTTAAAAAGTATAATATGAAGGATTGCAAGGATAGAATAGATAAATATGAAATCTCTGGATATCCCACTATTATAATAATAGATAAGAGAGAATCAGAAAAAAAGTTAGAGGAATACAATGATGACAGAAGATATGAGAAAATGAAGGTATTTGTAGGAAAATACGCCGATATGTAGGCATCCGTAGGTATCCGCAGGTATTCGCAGGTATTCGCAGGTATTCGCAGGTATCCGTAGGTATTCGCAGGTATTCGCAGGTATTCGCAGGTATCCGCAGGTATTCGCAGGTATTCGCAGGTATTCGCAGGTATTCGCAGGTATCCGTAGGTATTCGCAGGTATTCGCAGGTATTCGTAGGTATTCGTAGGTATCCGCAGGTATCCGCGGGTATTCGTAGGTATCCTGAAAAATAAGAGTATATAAGCCTATTAATAAAACTTTAATATAATAAAGGGTATAAATAAAAATGGGAGGCGGATTGATGCAATTAGTTTTGAAGGGTAATATGAGCGAATATATTACCTTAAATCCGCATATTAATTATTATAAATATGTTCTCAAAAAACATACTAATTTTTCTATGGATACTATTGTTATTACTTCTACCGGCGATAGCAATATTGGTTTTAAAACATCCACTTCTGAATTGCGCATTAATTTTAAAATAAAGCGTTATGCAGATTTATTATCGGGTATGTTTTTGACATTCAAAATTCCCGATATATACTCGGATAATATATATAAGTTCAGGTGGGTCAATAATTTGGGTTTCAATTATATTAAGGAAGCGCGTCTTAAAATAGGGGTTGTTAATATAGAGACACTATATGGCGAATGGATGAATATATGGAATGAACTCACGAGTAAAGATAATATTGAATATAATAAGTTGATAGGGAATATAGATGAATATACGGCGCCTTTCAATTTCGTGCCAAAATATCGTGTGTTAAATAACAGGCTTTATAATGTTACTTATCCTGTATCAAGTTTCGCAAAAACTCCTCAAACACCGAGTATTAAAAAGAGAAAAATACAGGTTCCGCTCAATTTCTGGTTTACCAAGAATCCCTCGCTTGCGCTTCCGTTATTAAAATTAGAGAATAACGAGGTTGAATTAGATATTTATATTAACGATAATGCTTTTGAGGGATTATATCAGGTATGGAGTAATATATTGAATACCTATGTGAGTCCGCTAATGTATAATACTACACACCTCCCGGCAGTACCTATATCTATTGCGACATTCGTCAAGCCAAGCGATGTCAATTTTGATGTTAATAATGAGCTATTATGTACCTATGTATATTTAGATAGTGCAGAAAGAAGTAGTTTGCTATTGAATACTAACCAGATTAATTATATTATTAATACTGTTAAGAAAACGCAGGCAATTGCATTGAATGCCAATCATACGCTAATAGATATAACAAATGCCAATCATCACATTAAGGAGATTATATGGATTACGCGAAGAAGCGATTCTGTCAAAAACTTCAATAATTATACAAATTACACGGGGTCTCACGAATATAGCGAGGGTCTTGGAATATTAGATAAGGCGTCAATATTATGGAACAGAGAAATAACACGTGCTGATTATGACGCTACTTATTATAATCACATAGAGCCTCATAAATATCATACGAATATACCGAGAACGGGGATATATTGCTATTCATTCGCTTTATTTCCTGAAAAACAGATAAGCTCAGGTTCTTATGATAATACGCAAATTACTACCTCGTTATCTGTGAATGTAAATACGGAGGTTAAGGATGATGACAAATATACATATATCACTAAAATATATACTGATATATTAAATAGAGTCTATCCGGTCAATTTTGAAATTACTATATATGTTATGGAAATAAATGTCCTCACAGTCCTTAATGGCGGTGCTGGCTTAAAGTTCAGCTAAGCTAAGCTAAGAGACCATCGGCTATCAATTATTTTTATATTCTTTGATATAATTAAAGTATTATGGATTTATTTGTTTTGATAATAATAATAGTATTTGTATTTATAATAAAATATTTAATAGATACTATTAACTCTCTCAATGGAGAGATAAGAGAAATAAAAGAAAAATGTATAATCGGCAGCAAGGCCTCAGGAGCCGGGGGAACCAGAGGAGCATCTGGGGCGGGAGCGACCGGGATAACATTTACAAAAAACACCAAAAAACCTTCTGATAATGTTAATAATGAGTTAATAAAGACACTAGTATATTTCAAAGATTACTTTGATAATAACAAATAGAGCTGTAAATACATATAAATAATATAAGCGTTTATAATTAAATGCCGAGAAAAAGTAAAAACAGCGATGTTAAATCTACAATAGATAAGAAGAAAGGCTTAATGAATACTATTGTAAAAGACGTTGTAGTTGTGGAAAATGAGGATATTATATTGCAGTTGCCGATATCTGATAATGATATAAATAAAATAAGTATTACTGATGAATTACACGAAGCCCCGACGCCATATGAGCCGAACTGTTGTTATATAAATGAGACTAACTTTTATAATACGATTCAGGATAATTTGATTAAGGATGATAATGATAGAGATAGAGATAGAGATACTAATATAGATTATAATGATAATATTATTAAATCTTCAAATAATTGCTATTGGTGTTGCCACTCTATTAAAGACAGGATATATGGGATGCCTTATAAATATAATATTACTACAAATACTTATATATTGTTCGGGAACTTTTGTTCGCTAGAATGTGCAAATGCATATAACTTCTCTTCACATTGTGGGAGCGACAAAGTATGGGAGATAAATAGCTTGATACAGATGTTGAGCAAACATTTTGGATGCACTCGCCCGATACGCCCCGCACCTTCAAGATTTTTGCTGGATATCTTTAATGGTCCTATGAATATTGAGGAATTTCGCAAAGGTCATCATTCAAATGAAAAAACGCACCTATTAAATTTGCCACCTATGATAGCCACTACATACAATTACGAAATTGTAAATACATCCTATCTCAAAAACATTACAGATAATATGAATAATAAAATTGAGGCAAAAAAAAACAAAAAATGATATAAGAACATTGATACAATAAATATTGTGAATTACCCAAATTACTATTGCTATTAAGAATGACTAGTCTTGATAATAATTGCTGTGTTTCTGTTGTGTCGTCGGCTACGGCTACGGCGAAAGCCGAGGATATAAACTTTTCGCATTATAGAGTTTCTACTATAACTTGTAATGCGAATATTGGCGAGGATATTAATTTAAACTTGAAGATGCTGTTTGAAAATATTGTAATAATAGATAAGGATGATACAGACGGGATTGTATGGGCACAATATATGAAGGATGGCGAGGATTTAAATCGCGGGACATATCCCAAGAAGAGGAGGAATAGTAAAAAAAATAAGATGAAGAAAAATAGGTTTGATAACCAGGTTACAATTATATACAAGAACGATAAATATATGCCAAATGTAAAAATATTTAAGAATGGCAATATTCAAATAACTGGAATAAAGGTCGTTGAGGATACTGTCATTATTGTCAATCATATTATTGCGAATATCAGGAATATCTATGATGATATTAGTAAGGACATTATAAATAACCGCGATGATAATTATGAATTGAAATTGAAATATCAGAACTTCAAGATTCGGATGATTAACACGGATTTCAAGGTATATTGCGACGATTCTCTTGCGGTTCCATTCGGCTTAAAGAGACGCGAGATACACAATTTATTTATCAGCGATATATATAATAACAAGTGTTCGTTTCAACCTGGAATATATCAAGGGGTTAAGCTAGAATATTTCTGGAATAAATGCAATGAAAAAAAGAATGGTATTTGTTATTGCCCTAAGAAATGCTATGGAAAAGGAAAGGGAGAAAAAGTCGGTGATTGTAAAAAGGTTACCGGGGCTTTGTTTGAGAGTGGGAGCATCTTAATTACAGGTGGCGTATCTTTTGAACAAGTAGATGAGGTATATAAGTATATCTGTACTTTCTTGATTAAACACAAAGATACTATTAAGAAAATCCAACCAACCAATCTTGTAGCTCAAGATATCGCTGCGTAAGCTTCGCAAGCTTCTATATTATATCTGTTGTATGACAGCTGAAATTGTAATTATCATTACAGTTGGCTGATGTATATTTTTTATATTTATCTGTATTTATGTGATTATTTCCAGGTCTATTATACGAGGGTATGTGATGGCTTGCATAAAAATGCGAGGCATACACGACAGCATCAGGTTCAGCAGGAGGCATTTTATAACTATTACCCCAGGGTTTTTTGTCAAATAAGACATCGCCAGTATATAATCCGGCATTTTTTGGCCGAGGAGGGACGGGAACATTATGGTTATAATCTAATTCAGCATATTCTAATTCTTTTTTCATTATTCTATATATAAAATAGATA